GAGGTGCAGCACGGGGACACGCGCATATCGTACTTTACCTCGTCGTTGTCGTCGGCTTCGCCGGGATTCCTGTCGGCGCCGGTGGTCGACCTGATCCGGCCATACCGGCGGATCACAATCGCATGATTGACTACGGTGCGCTGCTCTACGACCCGGTCTATGCCGAGATCGGCGTGCCTGCGACGTTCACCGTGACCAGCACCAGCGGCGGTGCGGTGGCCGACATCACGGTGATCGACGACACCCGCCCGAAGACGCTGCCGGCCGGATCGTCCTCCGATGTGCGTGACGTGGCACCTGGTGCCTTTGCCCGCATCACCGAGATCGCCGAGAACGGCATCGCGCGCGACGGCTGGCTCGACGCGGTGCTCAGTTTCAATGGCCGCAACTGGACGGTGCGGTCATACGAACTGCGCGGCAGCCCGAGCGGCGAGGACCAGGGCGAGGTCCGGTTCCTGCTCAAGGCGGTGAGCATTGGTTGACGTTCGCGAGGACATCCTGGCGCGGCTGCTCGCGGTGGTCGCCACCATTCCGAACATCAAGACGGCTGTGCGCGGCGACATGGACCTGACACCGGAGCATCTGCCGGCCGCGGTGGTGATGGATGGCGACGAGGAAACCAACGACGCAGCCGATGGCTCAATGCGGCCAGCCAACCGGCCGACCGTCGTGCAGATGACGCCGGAGATCATCCTCGTCGAAAGCGAGGTCGGCGAGATCGTCGACATCGGCACGCTGCGGCGCGAGGTGATCAAGCGGGTGCTGACCGACACCGAGCTGAATGAAAATATCGTCAAGACCGGGCGGCACGGCAACGGCGCGATCCGCTATCTCGGATGCCAGACCGACGTTGGCTGGATGCGCTCGTTGCACGGCGCGCTGCGCGCCCAGTTCCTGTTCAAGTACACGCTCCGACCCGAAGACCTGTAGCCAATTGAAAGGAGGGCGTTGAAATGCCCACGAGCCCAGACGTTCAGAATTATCACATCGGCAAAGGTGTCGTCAGTTTCAAGGAAACGGCGCCCACGGTTGCCATTGATTTTGTCGATCTCGGCAACGCGCCGTCGTTCGTCTGGGAGCCGACGATCGAGAAGCTCGAGCACTTCTCATCGCGGGAGGGTGTGAAGACCAAAGACTTCACCGCCGTGACACAGACCGGCGCAACCATCACATTCACCCTCGACGAGATCACGCCAGAAACCGTGCGGTTGTTTGTGCTCGGTGAGGTGGGCACGCCGGGCGTGGGCGGTGAAATCACCATCAACGCGTTCCAAAGCACCGAGATCACGGGTGAGATCAAGATGGTTGGCTCCAATGACATCGGCCAGCAGGTCACTTTTCTCGGCACCATCTCGATCATTCCGTCTGGCGCGTTCAGCATGATCACCGCCGAGGACGAGTTCACCACGCTCGAGCTGACCGCCGAGGTGCAGCGCAGCGATGACGGCGACTTCGGTGTCTTCACATTCCCCGCACCAGAAGCGCTGGCGATGGAAGCTGGTACTGGTCGCGGTGCAAGGGTGCGCGCCAAACCGCCGGCCGCTCCGGTGACTGAAGACGCACGGGCGACAGATCATGTCTGATCTTCTGGACATCGCGCCGTCGACGGCGGTGGAAACCGTCAAGATCGGCAGCCACAGTGTCGAAGTGCAGGGCTTGCACGGCGATGCCATTGCATCGATTGCATCGCGCTTTCCCACGCTGGTAATGCTGCTTGCCGGCGGTGACAACATGGTGCCGCGGCTGATCAGCCAGTTTGGTTTTGTGATCGGGCCGATCATCGCGGCCGGCTGCGGCCACCTCGGCGACGAAAAATATGAGCAGCACGCCAGCACGCTAGCGGTGGAGGATCAATTCAGGCTGGTAACCGCGATCTATCGGCTGACATTCCCAAACGGGCTAGCCGCCTGCGTCGAGGCAATGACGGGCCTGATGGCCGGGGCGGCAGACGAAAAGCCAACGCCCGTCAAGATCCGCTTGAGGAAATCGCCATTGGTATCACCGCCCTCATCCGGCGAGGCTTCCCACCTGGTTATGCAATGACGCTGACGCCACGGCAGATCGTGGCTTATCTCGAATTCACTGATAAGCTGGATCGTATCGATCGTGCCAACAATCTGGCGATCACCGCCATCGGTGCGCAGGGCGATCAGCGAGCGATCGAGCGGACGCTCAAAGAGTTGAGATAATCGCAATCGTCTTTGCGTGGGCGACTTGGATGCCCAATCGGAAGACGTGCGCAATTTTCCACCATATTTTTGAAGTGCCGAAATCCGTCCTCTGCGTTTTTCTTTGATAGGCCCATGGACATCAAATAATCTCGACCGAGATCAAGTTCGCGCTGTTCGGCCGTTGGCCACGAAATCGAATCGATGCCAATTCGAAGCATCAGAAGGGCGCAGACCGCCCCGACCGCAATGAAAAATTTGCTCATGCGTTCTGCATGTACTCCAGCAGATGAACGGTGTGTGAACAATAACAATGGCCGGATTAAAGTTTAAAGTCACGCGCAGTCAACCGGCATGGGCGCAGATGATCCGCGAGAAAAACAAGCCGGTGGCCGAAGCTGCCGTTGCGGCACTGCGCGAGACCGCGGCCAATGCCGTACAGGAAGGCCGCCGCAATATCGCAAGCGCCGGCAAGTTCGGGCCGAAGTGGCAGAGCGGGCTGCAGTACGTCACCAAAGACGCAACGGAAGGCGGCCTGCCGTCACTGCAGGCCAAGGCGATCATCTTCCACAAGTACGGCATCGCCGGCATCTTCGAACACGGCGCGACGATCTACGGCAAGCCGCTGCTTTGGATACCGACTACGCGTGGCGCACCGGCACCACGCAAGTCAGGCAAGCGGCTCGAGTCCGGCACAGTCCGCGGCACACCGATGTTATTCGATGCGCAGGACAAGGACCGTCAGCGCAAGCCGCTCTATATCGGCGTGCGGCAAGTGCACATCCGCAAGAAATTCCGCATCACCGAGATCGTGGAGAAACACGTTGCGCGGATCGCCGTGTTGTTCGTCAAGTACTTCAAAGGGGCATAGCACCACGTCATGGCCGCGAACAAACTGCTGATCAATATCGCGCTCGAGGGCGGCAAGGAAATCGAGCGGCAGCTCGGCGACCTTGGCAAGGCCGGCGAGACGGCGTTCAAGTTGATTGGCGCGGCTGCGGAAGAGGTCGGTGGTTTCAAAAACTTGGACGTCAAAGAGGTCCAGAACCAACTTGTAAAGACCGGCGTCCTCGGCGAAGACGCAATCAATAGGATCTTGAATGCGGTCAAGACTGCGGGGCGTTTCGAAACGCTGCTTGGCGGTCTCCAGGATGTGCAAAGCGCTTTCAAGAATATTGGCCAAGCGGTGAAGTTGGTCACCACTATATTAGGCCCGTTGGGAATTGCGTTTGGTGCCATCGCAGGAAAAGTCACGGAGGCGGTCACCTCGACAATCAAGATGTCGGAAGCCATCGGTAAGGTCAGCGCCGAGGCGATCAAGCTGCACACAAGCGTTGAGCAACTCGATAGGCTTCGCCTGGGATTGGAAAGGGCTGGCATATCGGCACAAAACATCAATCCGGCAATAAAGCAGTTCGGCGACGAACTTGAAAAACTTGGGATCGATCGCAGAGCAACCACCGAGATGTTGCCGCAATTGGTGAGACAACTTCAGGGTATGCCGGACGATGCAAATCGATCCGCGCTGGCCATCCGGTTCTTCGGCGAGGCCGTTGGGGTCGAGCTGATCCAGAACCTGCGGGCCGGCCGCTCGGGGTTCGATCAATTTGTTACTGGGAACGATGTGCTTACGCAGCGGGCGGTCAATAATGCGACCAACCTGCGAGTGTCCATGAATCAAGCGACGAGTGCTTGGGAGCGATTGCGCGATACGAGCGGATCGCCGCTGTTAATCGCAAGCCTTGATCTGGCAACAGCCGCCCTTCTGCGTTGGCAGAAAGCGCAGCAAGACGAGCAAAAGCAATCCGATGAATGGGCCAGGCAAAAGAAGTCGGCGTTTGATGTCGTCACCGAGACTTTGGCCCGTTGGTGGGAGACGATTAAGACAGAAGGCGCGGCTGCGTGGAAAGCGCTCGGCCAGGCCATCGATGACTGGGTGGTCAAGCCGGTCAAGACACTGTTTGAATGGCTCGGCAAGGTGGTTACCAAACTGAAGCAATTGCTCGGGCTGGGCCAGCAGGTTGGCAGTGCCGGGGGCGAGAACCCGGTCACGGGGGCCGGCCAGAGCTTTGCCCGCGGCGGTCCGATCGGTGGGCGCGGCAGCGGCACCAGCGACAGCAATCTGGCTTGGGTCTCGCGCGGCGAGCACATCATGCCGGCGCGTGCGGTGGCGCAGCCCGGCGTGCTGGCGTTCCTCGAGGCGCTGCGCCGCTCGGGCGGCAACCTGCGCCACGTGCTCGACGGCATGGGGCGCTTTGCGCTTGGCGGGCCGGTGACCATGCCGGCGCTTGCCGGCCGCGGCATCGGCGGCATGAGCAACGTGACGATCCAGTTTCCCGGCCTGCAGCCGATCGGCGGGCTGCGTGCGCCGGCCGGCGTGGTAGACGAACTGCGCAAGGCTGCCGCGATGGCGCAGGTCCGTTCCGGCGGCACCAAGCCGAGCCGGTATCGCTGATGCCCGCGCATACGCTGCTTGCGATCGACGACATTGACTTCAGCCAATACGCGGTGCGCGGCATCACCATGACGCTGGAGCCGATCGCCCAGGCGGCGAGCCTGGCGCGCGACTGCCGCGGCGAACTGGTCGACATCTCGGTGGCCCAGTTCCGGCAGTACAAGGTTTCTATTTCCTGCACCGACCACGAGGCGCCCGAGCTTGTCGACGTATGGCCCGGCCAGGACATCACCATCACCTGCATCCCAGGGCTCGGTGAAGACATTACCGGCGACCCGCTGACCATTCTGGCCAAGGTCACGGCGTGGAACACGTCGCGCGACGAGTGGGCCGCCGAGGTGGCATGGCAGCTCGAGGCCGAGCAGACGACTGCCTGACCGATGCCGGCCGGCCTGCCCTACTTTGCCTGGATCGATCCGGGCGAGACGACATTCGAACCGGAGCATATGCGCTGGGACGAGGCGGTGTTTTCGTTCGAGCTCAAGCAGGAGGAAGGCGATCCGGCTAGCCTGACCGTCGTGGTGCGCCGGCCGCGCAATGAGGGCGGCAACCCGATCGGGCTGCTCGGTCCCGGCCGCAAGATCTGGGCCTGGTTCGCGCTCGACTGCGGGCCGGCACTATTCAAGTTTCGCGGGCGTCTCGTCGGTGTCCCGACCAGCATATTCGAGGAGCTGGTTACGCTGGAGTTCGTGGCGCGGCCGGTCAATGTGGTGGCGCAGAAGGAAGCGCTCGCCGCTACGCTGCGCGTGCTGCCGTACTATGACGAGGTGATGATAGACCCGGCGCGGCGCGCCGATCCGGATGTCGTGCTCGAGGGTTACACCGCGGTGTGGCATTACGATCGCGAGACACACGTACTCACGATCTCCGACGAGGTCGACGGTGAGGACGGACTCGTCGAGTTCGACGGCACGAGCGAGGACGGCAAAGTACTTTGGGACGGGCTCGGCCTCACGCTCACCAGCGGGCCGCTGGCGCGTGTCGATGTCACCGCCGAATTCACCTGGACCCAGCAGGCGGCGGGCAGCGTCGATCTGACCAACTACCTGGTCGGGAACTGGCCGAACGAACCGGACTATGCCAAGCCCGGCGCGATCACGTCGTTCACACTCGCCGCCGAAAACTGGCCGCAGAAGGGCGCCGGAATTGGCGACGGCTGGGAGGTAGAGGAAGCGACCAGCGTCGAGGTCTATGACCTCGAGGTTCAGACCAAGACTGAAAGTCATTCCCTGATTGTTGAATGGTGGGACGGTGAAACCATCAACATGTCAGATTCGATCACCACAAGCTTCTTGACCGCTACCCCGCCGGGTTCAATCAATTACAACAAGATCATCACCAACTTCACCGACACGGTCACCTATGCCAAAGATGGCGATGGCCTGCTCTATAGCTCGGCATATAGCTCCAACCTTACGGCGACGAGTGCTGTGCTGCCGCTGCATTATGTCAAGCCGACCTTGCGCGCGGCCTACGCGGCCGGGCGGCAATGCACTGAGTTGGTGTCGTTCTCGCTGTTTGCCGACGTGCAGCCAATCCTGACTGATCCCGAGGATGGCGAGGCGCTGCGGCTCGACGATATCCGCTCGGTCAATCTGAGCGAAGCAATTGGCGGCACCGTGCCGATCGGCGATCCGCGGCGCCGCTCCTACATC